CATAGCCGGTGACTCGGCCGGTCGGGTTGGCGCCGGCATGAGCCTCGACATCACGGTTCGGCGCGAACCGATGTACAACTCGTAGGCTGCGCGCTAGCCGGCCGCTGCCGGACCGGGTAGAGATGCCTGCGTACTTCTTGCCGACCAGACCGCGGCCAATGCTCACCGTTCGATCCGCGATGCCGTCGATATGCCGACCGACTGGACCTGGCCAGGACTTGAACACATACGTGAAAGCATGTTCGTGCCAGACCCAGATCAGCTCGGCCATCAGTGCATCGCAATCGAGGCAATGAGCCGCGTGGCGTAGTTGTCACCCTGCGGCGCAAGGAACTGAATAGTAGCGGTGATATGTCCCCAGCGGTCCTGAATCCGCCTGCTCATAGCCTCTCTGAGTACCGCAGAATCCTCACTGGCCTGCTGGACCTGAGCGGTCAACTGATCCCGTGGCACGATTCCGGTGGTGGGATTCGGCATAGCCGCACAACGAACGATATCGGCGTACAAGTTGATCGTCCAGGCCGGCTCCGAATGGCCGTCGTACTGACCGATCCCCTGTGTCGGAGCCTCCGGGATCCCGGTGTTCAGCGGGGCGAGTGCCACGATGACAGATGGGCACTTGTGGACAGTCTCAACGAAATCAAGGCCCTGCGACTCGGGCAGATCGACGTTGAGTTCGACCGCGGCCTCATTGATCAACGTCAGCAGCCGGTCAGCCTCGAAGTAGATCCGGTCCTTCTCGGCCGGTAACTGAGCCAGCGGTACCGGATGGACCGTCACTCGTCGTCATCTCCACCGATGAGTTCCTGGCTCTCCAGGAGTTCGATGATCTCGTTGCGTCCCAGATGATCCCACGACTGGAGAGGCGAGTTGGTCACTTCGGCCGCGAACTCACGCCATGGCCCGGTGCCGGATCCCGGCCCGACCTTCGGCGGCGGGGTAATCTTGGCCGGCTTCGCCTGTTCGACGATCTCCTCGACGGGAGGGGCATCCTGCTCGAGCACGACAGGAGGTGCCGACTCTGGCTCGACCTTCGGCTCATCCTGAACGGGAGTGGTAGAAGGGCTTGCCTGGACCTTCAGTCGCGCGGGGGCGGACGGAGCGTACGGGTTGTGAGACATGATCGATCAACTTCCTTGTCGTGCCTGACGACGGCCCGGCCGATAGTCGTACGAATATACCCGAGCCCTCTTCTTGGCTTTGGACGGATTGAAGACACTCAACGCGAAATCGACCTCGGGGATGCCGGTCCGACCGTCATCGAGGAAGTCCAAAGGGTCGATCAGGGTCATATCGATGCCGCGGCTGGAGATCTCCTTCACCCGCGACGGTAGCCGACAGACATCGGTGTTGTCGTAGAAGTTATCGATCTCCTCAGCAAGGATGTCGATGGCGTTCTTGACCTGTTCGGGCGCCTCGGCACCATAGGTGTAATCGACGACCACCTTGCGTCCGCACGCCGGGTCGAGTGGGTCGAGCAGTGTGCTGATCGGATCGACGCCAGTCCAGATCCATCCGCTCGAGGCCCAGAGCAGGTTGCCGCACTGTCGGGGCAACTCCAGAATGGTCCCGTTCTTCAGCTCGTAGTCGAGAATCTCCTCACCTCGAACGATGACACTGTCGATCGTGATGACCGGCCGACCGCGGAGATGGATACTCCGAACTCTGGTCTCGTACTCCTCGACGGCGCGAATCGGGGGCCATACCCACCGGCGACCGAGCAGCTCGTACATCACCCGATTGGCAACAACGAGAGAGTTCCCCGGATTGACTGGCACCAGACGCCTCCCTCAATGCCGAACGACCTTGCTGCCTACAGCGTAGAGCAGCAAGGTCGTTCAGTCATGTCGACGCTTACGATCCGACGATGACGTAGTCCTCTAGGCCTGCTGGGAAGGTATCGGTGCGGGCGTACTGGAACGGGCTGGCCGAGGTGAACGGCCAGTCATCGCCGGGACCGTCGCCCCAGTCGGTGTTGCCGACACCGAAGCCCTCGAAGGTGTTGGCGAGCATGCCGTTCTCCAACACGCGCTCGCCGGCGAACCGCATCTGGGTGTATGGGAAGACCCACCACCAGTATGGGTTCGGGCTGGCGAGCCGACCGTCCTCGACGGCGCGCGACCAGACCTCCATCGACACACCGAACGGAGTGGCCTCCTCGCCGGCCACCGGGCCCTGGTAGCCCATCACGTTGCCGCCATCCTCCAGCAACGTGCCGCCGGCCAGGATCTCGGAGAGTTCCGGCGACGGTGCGCAGATCTGCAGGGTGAAGGTGACTCGCTTGAGCACGTCGGGCAACTTGAAGTAGACGCAGACACTGCCGTCTGCGGCCTTCTCTTCGACTTCGTCACCCTCGGTGTACTCCGGAGTGAACCCCAAAGTCATGAACCGTGAAGTGACGTACGCCGACTCTGCGCCTGGCAGCGGTGCACCCGAGACGGCCAGCTTGGACACGCGAAGGGCCAGTCCGCTGACACTGGCGGGACTTGCAGCCATATCAAACTCCGATCATGATCCGATGACACCTAGACGAGCCAGGCACGGGTCGAATTGAATGAGCCCCATCTGGGTCCCCTCGGCGTACCGACGGTTCACCGTCCACTGCTCGTGGGTCAGATCCTGGACGGAGCCGATGTAGATCTGGATCGGCCCGGTGACCGCGATGCCGTCGATCGGATAGGCCGGATTGACGACGTACGGAACATTGAGGATGTCCATCGCCTCCATGCCGATCCGTACCGCAGCCCCCATTCCCAGATGCAGAACGGGATCCAGGTCCGGATGAGCTTCGAACGCGTCGAACAGTAGCTCGGCGACAGCGATCTTGGGGTCTGGATCCAACGCCGACGTGGCAACAGCACCCGATGTCAGGAAGAGCCGGTTGAACTGGTCTCCACCTGAGCCATCGGCCCAGTTGTCATCGCCGAACCAGAGCACGTGACCGAACAGCCACTCGGTCGCCCGGTCGAATGCCGAGATCAGCTCACGGGCTCCGTCTCCCGGCTCGCATCGAACTGGGAGCTTCTGACGGGCCGCGATGCCGAACGGCAGCGCCAGATAACCGAATGCCGACTCTTCGATGTCCCCTTCCGGCGGAATCTCCGGGCAGATCTCAGCGAAGAAGAACTCCCGGCCACAGGCGAACGCGTTGAACGGTAGCCCGAGGCCGTGCAACGGCCCTCCGTCGGTGGCGACATTGGTCACCGTGATGGAGGGAACCTCCTTGCCTAACAGACTCGCTGCACCTGGCATGGTCCCCTCCTCACGTGTCCTTTGTCCAACGACTCAACAGCTCGAACTGCTTACGAGCCAGTCGGAGCGATGGTGCCGACCGTGGCGCCCTCGATCTCGCTCTCCTGAACGACGGAGAGAGCCTCGACACCGATCATCGCGACACCCTCGAAGGTCTCCATGAAGACCTTGTAGTCGTTGGTCGAGACCAGCGCCGAGTCCCGGACCACACCGATGTCCAGCGTGCCGCCGTCGAGGAACAGGAACGAGCCCTCGGCGAACAGGTGCCAGGTGAATGTGGATGGGAACTCGACCAGCGGAGCACTGCCGGCCTGAGCGGCGAACGGGCCGTCCAGGTGCCACGACACCCGCACGTTCTGCGCAGCCAGGAATGCCTCGATCCGCGCGTCGGCGTACGCGACAGCGTCGTCACCGGGCAACTGCTGCGAGAAGTCGGTCCGCATCGCGTCTTGCACCCACTCGGGAGCGATGACTCGAAGCGGCGTGGTCCGACGCATCCGGTGCCGGGAACGATAGGCCGCGGCGCCTCGTGCGATCGCGTTGAGGAAGTCCCGGCCGACACCGAGCTTGGCGGCCGAAGTCACCTGCGTCGACAGCGCGGTCATCTTGGACAGTAGTTCCAGCTCGGCGAACCGGGCGTGCTGGATCAGACCCAGCTCGTTGTTCCGGTTCACCAGCTCCGGGTAGGCCCGAGTCATGAAGTTGCCGAACTCGAGCTGCAGGGTCACCGCGTCGGACTCGGCGTCCACCTCGGCCGCACACGTGACCTTCAGCTCGGCCTTGACGGCCGTTCCGGGGCTGGCGTCGATGGTGGAGGTCCACAGCCCGACGGCGTCCTCGAGATCGGTGAGCACCGGAGGCGTGACGAACCGGACACCACCGCGCGAAGCGTTGAACATCAGCAGCGAGTCGCGGACCGGCCGGTCGGTGACGCCGACACCGAAGATGTCGTACCGCACCGGAAGCGGAGCGCAGTAGCCGCCAGAAGCGACCATCGCCTGCTGAAGCACGGCGTTGATCTTCTTGGCGTTGCCCTGGAAGTCGCCGTCGAGGATCCGGTCCTCGGGGTACGACGCCATGACGGTGGCGACTGTGTGCTTCTCACCGTCGCCGCCCGCGGCGCGCTTGATAGCGCGAATCCGCTGAGCGAACGCCTTGCCGACGTCCTCAGCGGTCTTGAATGGCGAGCCGGCCGAGGTGCCCTGAACGTCCATGCCGGCCAGAATCGTGGTCGGCATGCCCTGCGTAGTGGCGACGGGCTTGTTGTCCTCGGGGACTTCGATGGCTGTGTCGACGGAAGCGGAAGCGGTCACCGTCGTCTCCTCACTGCTGGTGGTGTTCTCAGCCTGTGCCTCCGCGCCCGCCGGGGCGGGATCCGCTTCGGGTGGCTCCGATGTGTCGGCCGAAGCCGTAGTGCCCTCGGCCGGGGCGGACGAGTCGTCAGTTGCAGGCTCGTCAGTCGTGGGTGTCGGCTCGGGCTCGGGAGCGGGCTCGTCCGTACTGGCAGTCGTCGCATCGGCAGCCGGAGCTTCCGTGGGCGGCGCCTCTTCGGCCGGAGCGGGCTCGGCAGCAGGTTCGTCCCCATTGCCGTTCGCGGAAGCCTTCAACGCCTCCCTGCGAGCGGTGAACGTCTGCGTTGCGGCCAGGCACTCCTGCATCTCGGCAGCATTCCCGGCCGCGTCAGCCTCTCGGAACGCGGTCATCGCCGAAGCGATATGAGCGTCGACCTGTTCTGCAGTCAGGGTGTCGAGAGTGTCCAACCCCTGCTTGATCGTCTCGATCACGGCAAACCTCCGTGTCTGCATCAGATGTGACCACACGGAGGTACCGACGACGCGATGCGTCGAATCGATCGCTCGCGCCTACTCTCGCATGATCGATGAACTTTGTGCAACCTGCCGCGGTTTTTCACTCGTTGGAGTTGGGTGCGGCGTGAACGTTGAAAACGATTCCGGGCTGTGTTCCCGCGATAGACGAAAGGACCGACTCGACCGGAACAGGCTCCTCGGCCGCAGGCTTGCCGGCGATCTGGTCCTCGATCTTGGTGATCCGACTGTCCATGTCCGCGATCGCCGCGGCGATGGCCTCGGACTGCCGCAATTCGTACATGGCGGCCGCGCCGGCGGCGATGATGGCCTGCATCTGCCCGGCGGCTACCAGGGTTCGAGCTACCGGGAAACCAGGGTGGTTGACCTGGCAGATCGCCACCAGCTCGTGCGAGCCGTTGATCGGTCGCCAGTCGCCGGACGGGGCGCTCGCGCGCAACGCGCGGATCTGCTCTGGTGTGACGCCGGGTCGAAGCGATCCGGCAATCCAGATGCCATGAGCGTCTTCACCGACATTGACGTCGGCCACTGCCGAGGCGGTGTCGTCGTAGTGCTTGACAGCATCCCCTGCTGAGGCGGTCAGATCGTTGCAGTGCCCGCCGGCGAGTGTGACCTGGCCGACCGGCACTTCGTCGCCTTCCTTGGTGACTACGACGCCGGTACGGAAGAACGCGTAGTTGCTCACGCTGCGTGGCGGTCGCACGCCCGGCATGCCAGTGTGCACCGCATCCCACGGCGCGATATGGCCGTAGACCCGGCCGTCGGAGGTGACGGCGATGGGGGTCTTGCCCTTGAGATTCGGGTTCTGGAACCGCTCTCGAGGCGGGTAGAGCAGAGCGTCGTCCCCGGCAGCCGTGATGGCCGAGACGATCTCATCGGACCCGTCCGGAACGGTTTCGGTGTACAGGCCGTCGGCGAGCATAGCCGCTCCTTGCATGGTGCACCAACGATGTCAACGGCTCAACTGACGCTCAACGGGATCTCAACGACTTCGCCATTGAAGGCGACGGCAATTCGATCGAACGTGATAGGCCCGATTTTGGACACCATATCGTCCATCGAGACCGTATCGCGTCCGTAGGCAAGTGTTACATGTTGTGCGTGTGGGACGTGCTGAGGCGGAATCGGCGGGGTATCGACCTCATTGAGGACGTCGCCCATGATGTCGTGAACCCAGGGAATCTCGTTGGTGTCGCCGATCGCCAGGACCCAGGCGGCATCATCACCGGCGTCCGGGTTCCACAGGTTCGCGCCGAACGCCTTCGCCTTGATGATCGCCTCGTTGTCCAGAGCTGAGGAGACCACATCGACAACAGTCAGGCGGACCTTCTTTACAAGCCCAGCACGCTGTTCTGGTGTCCATGCCTCGGCGTCCCCCAGGAAGTACAGAGTTAGATGCAGGTCTTCGACGGACTCGCCACCTTCGATAGCCAGTCGATCGGCATCATCTTTGGTCGGCAGCAGGGCGATCATTCCACCGGTGGCGACGGCCGCGGAGGCCTGTAGGGCGAACGGCACCTTCTCGATCGACGCCTTGAGCGTGCTGATGCCTCGACGATGTGCCTTGTCGCCGGTGTACATGCCAGTCATCTGTTTGTGCCTGAGCTGACAGTAGCCCGCCGCGCGTGGGCCCAGATACTTGAACAACTGTCGGTAACACCGTCGCCAATCGCCATGTACGCCCCAGCGGATCTTCAGCGCACCCTTGCCGCGAGTCCAGTAACGGCGCAACCGGATGGCGCCGGGGTGGTACTTGCCGAGTGCCTCGCCAGGCCCGGCCGCGACAACGGACGGTTCACGTTTGACCCCGTCCAGAGCAGCCTGATACAGCTCCCGACGAACCTTCAACGCCGCCCAGTTCCGGAAAGATTCGACGTCAGAGACCAACGCCCGATTCTTGCGTCGACGGTCAGTCTTGGCGTCGTAATCTTCATCCTCATCATCAACGTGGTAGGCACCGATAAGGGCGATGACCTCGCCGAACGTGGCATCCATGGCAGCGGCGAACCCACTGTGAGCGTCCGGCAGATCGACAAGTCCGGGCAGTGGGTCGTCAGATACGACAGGATCGGCGTTGAGATCGACAGTGTCGGCTCGCTCGAGCGCGGCTGCAGTCAGAACCTCGTCCAGAACGACCAGTCTGGGCCGTTCGGTCAGCTCTATCGGCTCCCACCCGCCGGCGGCTCGGACGGACACCAACGGCCCGGGTTCGATACGAAGGACGGACCAGACCGCGGTAGCGTCGATCTCGTCCACCGCGGCCGCAACGAGCGGGGCTCCGACGTCGTCGGGGAACTCGGTCACGTCCAGCCCGTTCGGCAGGAACATCAACGGGTCACCGTAGGCGAGCAGTAACTTGTCACCGGAAGCAACGGCTGCGACGATCGCAGCGAGCATCTCTGAGTCGGGCTCTACTGCCGGGTATGACCGCAGTGCGGCTGCCTCGACGGCCTGCCACTCGCGTTCGGCCGGATCCCATCGTTCATACGAAGCGTCCTTGTTCCGAATCAGGTCTGTGACGATGTCTTCGTCGCCCGCCGCGCACAGACCAAGGTAAGCGAAGGTGTCCGGATCGTAGGAGATCGAGGCCAGTAGTCCGGCATTTTCTCGCTCAACCTGCTTGTCCAGAGAGGCATGCAGACCCTCGCTCCACTTCTGGATAGGGCCCCCGCCGGCAAGATGAAAGAGCACCAGATCTTGACTCGGGTAGCCATCTTCCCCCGGCATCCAACCGCTCGAGCCTGATGGCGATGTTGCCTGATCGACCAGACTTGACAGATTCTCGACCTCGGCTAGATCCACTCCGTTACCGGAGGCGAGCATCGCCGCGGCACGTTGGTAAGGCTCGGGAACATCGATGTCGTAGGCCTTGGCCCAGCGCACGCCCTGCAAGACCTCGTCGACGACACCGGATGGGACCGGATACGTCCGTAGAGATCCTGTGGAGACGGCGATGACCTCAGCCACTCATCTGGCCCATCTGCAGGCGCATCATCTCGGCCTGCAACTCATCGACGGTCACCACGTCCTCCGACCCGTCCGCCGAGGCGGTCTTGGCCTTCCAGGTGTCCGGAAGCATGCCGAGAGCGCCCAGCGCCCGCGCCCGCTTGATGATGTGACGACGGACCAGGGACTTGTCCTTGGTGGTGCTGTTCAGTCGGATGATGGCTCGCCGGAGCGCGTCTCGGTCCGGAATCGGGAAGCTGCCGTCAGACAACGCGATGCCCTGCTTGGCGTAGTTCCGACGGGATTCGGCGGAGAAGACCCGACTGGCCGCGATCAACGACTCGGACAGGTCCCACTCCATCGGGATCTGATCGAGCTGACGCAGGGCGTCGGCCTTCTTGATGACGTACCACCTGATCGACGGGTCCGAGACGGCAGCCTCGATTGCGACAGAGAGATCTTCAGGTGTGGCGATGGGTGGGATCAGGTCGGGCATGATGCGCTCCTCACGACGTTATCTCAACGTTGTCAACATCGCCCAAACCATTGGACTCGGCCGTGGTGATGGCGTCGCCAGGACCGTACGTTGCGTCCTGCGGAGCTGTATTGGGCCTCAACGGTGCATCGGGTGGCGTCGACTGACCGAAGATCTCGGGCAACACCCGACGAAGGATGTTGGCCTGCTCCACCGGCTGCAGGTTCTTACCCACCTGGTCGATCACCATGCGGAACGCGACCTCGGTCTGGCTCGGCGCATCGGTATCAGAGTAACCGTGCGCGCGGCGCCACGCATCGGCAGACAGGATGTACTTGTCGTAGCCCTCGTTGGCCGACTCCGCCTGATCCGTCTTGATGACGATCTCAGTCGGGTCGTACCAGATGCACATCTTGGCCAGCACTTCTGGGGCCAGACTGGGGAACTTCTTCTTCAGTTTGGCTCGTAGATACGCCGAAGACGCCGCATCGGAGAACATGACGGCCAGTGGCTCGACATGGATCTTGTACAGATCTTCGTCGATGACATTGGCGTTGGAATAACGGACCGCATCCAGACCGGAGATCTTCTCCTTCGGGATGTTCAGTCCGTTCAGGATTCGTTCGAGCACGGTATCGGCACGCTTGACGAGGAACTGGTCAGACGTACGCTCGAACAGGATGTGCCGGATCTTCTCGCCGAGGTCTTCCGGCCCAGAGATCACCAACGGTGCCACCGAGGTACCGGCGGTCTCATCAGTGACCGGAGTCACCACCGCGTCGAACAACTCCTCGATCAGATCTTCGGTCTCGTCCTCGACCTGTGCCTTGTCCTCGGCCACGGAGTTGCCGGCCACCGACAACCCGTCCGGAATGAACAGGATGCCAGCGTTCATCCGAGAACGAGCAATTCCTCGAATCATCTGCTGGAGGGTGCGAAGTTCGTTGCACGACTCGAGCAGAGCGAGCATGGACGAGGTGGGTTCCCGGCTGTACCGTGCGTGCCGCCGCCAGATCCGGATCAACGGGGTGGTCTTCGGCAACTCTCTCCACGGCAGGCCGTGGGCCGCTCGGGAAGCCCGGGCCTCCCGGAGAACAACCACTCCGTCGCCTTGCCGGACGGTGATCTCCGACGTCGAGCGGATGCTCCATCGGTTGTCGATGAACGCCAGGTAGCATTCACCCGGCACCGAGGTATTGATCGTGAACGATCGCAGCAGTTCGGCGATCCCGCCGTAACCCGAACCGAGTTCAGCCACGCACTGTTCTGCATAGTCGAGAACCTCGTCACTGACCCCTTCGGGGATGTCCAGGCCGGCCTGCTTGTCGTATGTGGCCTCGTCCGGCGTCTGGTCGATCTTCCGCCGGCGCAACTGGTTCACCGAGGCCGGCGGAGCATCCGGGTCGACGATGATCGCGGCGTACAGGCGCATCCGCGACATCACCGAGCCGAGGATCTCGTACCCGAAGTTGATCTCACCGATGCTGTCGTGGTGCTCCCAGCTCTCGTTCTGCCAGGCTCGCCAGGGAGTGTCCGCGGCCTCAGCAGCTTCGTCGGGAGACGTCAGGTCGATCTTCTTGGCCGACGCGACGATGCCACGAATGACGTTGGACGCAGCAGGCTTGGCGACATATCCGCCGACACGCTCGGCAAGCTCGATGACGTTACTCTTCCCACCCGGGATCATGTCTCGAAGAGCCACCGCTTTGCCCCTTCGCCGAGAAGAATGGTCGCCTCAGATGTCGCCAGCGTATCTACCAGGACCTTTGGGAGCAATCCAACCACTGCGAACCCCGCCCAAACCGACAAGCACCGCTCGCACGTAAGTAAGTAAGTAAGCCTGTTCTCCTCCGGCGGCCACCGATCGAACAGCCAGACTCGTGCGTCTTCTGTGATCTTGTCCTCAGTGATCAGGCGAACGAGCCGCTTGGTCGCCAGGACCTGCTTGATCACTAGCGACGTCGCCTGTTCCACGGATAAATGTCCCAGGCGAAGTGAGCGGCCAGGAACGCCAGACCGAGATAGAACAGGTCGATCCCGCCGAGCGCTT